GGGTCGCGGGCGGGGATTTGTTGTAGGTTGGGGTTATTCATGGAGAACCGCCCAGATACAGTACCACCGTCGTCTGATCTAATTTGGTTTATGTGGCTATGTATACGTCCATCTGAGTTACAGAAGGTCAGGATGTTGTTGATGAACGTTCCTGACGTTTTGTTGAGGTTCCGCGCTGCTACGATCAGTTTAGGTAACTTATCGGGATGTTCTGACAGAAACTTCTTTGTGAAGGACGGCGAGCCCTTTTCTGTTTTAAAGTATTCTATGCCTAGTTTATCGAAGGCTTTGGCGATAGATGCCGCGGCCCAGATTTCTATGTCGCAACCGGAGATACGTTTTATTTCCTTGTGGACTTCTTTCTCGCGCTTTAGGATTGCGTTCCGCGTTATTTCGGCTTTGTCCATATCGACGCGGATACCGCGCCAAGTCATTTCTACGAGGCAGGGCAGGAGGTCCAGTTCGAGCTTTGTGACGGCTTCGATGTTTTCTTTGCCCACCTGTACGGACAGGTAGTCCCACAGTTTGAGTGTAATCTCTGCATCGTTCTGTGCGTATGGCCCGACAAACATTGCGGGCATCTTCCACATTTCTGCTTTTGCATCGAACCCGAAGTCGGCAGCGGCGGCGTTCAGCAGCTTTTCTGACTTGGCTATACCCAGTAGTTCGTAGCAGAGGTTGTTGAGACTGAAACTTCTGCGGTTTTCATCAAGCAGGGACGCCACAACCATCGTGTCGATAACTCGGCCCTTTACATCAAAGCCCATGCGCTTGATCCAGCCGAGGTCATACTGAGCGTTGTGCATGACTTTATCTGCGGGGCAGTCGAATATCTTTTTGAGCCACTTGTTAACTTGTTTTTCATCTAGGTTACCGCCGCCTTGGTGCCTGATGGGGATGTATCCGGCCCAATCTGTAGTTGCCACGGCGTATCCCACCACTTCGCCGTCACCTCTAGCCCATCCGGGGCCCATCTTTTTAAGGTTCGGGTCTTTGGTTTCCACGTCGATAGCGATTGTTTTGGCGTGTGTTAGGTCTGGCAGTTCGTGCGGTGGCACCCATTCGGATGTTAAGGACGCGCTGCCTACTGTTAGGTTACTCACTTTTTTCTCCCGAAAAAGACCCGCCAATGCAGGAGTATCCGCACTTGTCGATCCATGAGTCTTCATGGTCTAGGGTATTTAGTAGTCTTGCTGTTTTAACCCAATCCATCATAAGCGCAACGTGCTGCGCGGTTAGGTATCCATGCGAGGTTATTGCGCCGTTCATAATGACGTTCCACCCTGTGGCGATACGGTCAAAGTTTTCGAGCGCGTCACCGTAGTCTTTTGCACGGTTGCCTGACACTAACTCTGCACTTTTTTTTAGTATTTCTTCTTTTTTCACGTCTGAATCTTTCTATTAATCATCAAGAAGGTCTATGCCTTTGTTGGTTGTGCGCGGATTGTTAAGAACACGGTTATATTCTCCATGCCGAGAGCCTGTAGTGAAATAACCCGCAACCAAAGCTGCGCCTTTCATTTTTCTAATGGCTTTGGCTTCTATCTGACGCGTTCTCTCCCGCGTAACGCCAAAGACTCTGGCAGTCTCGTCTAAAGTATGGCCCAGTGCCCAACGCATTGCCATACATTGCCGCTCTCTCTTTGTTAGTGCTTCGGAGAACTTTGAGATAGCACTGATCTGAGACAAAGATTTTTCGGAAGTTCCGTCTTGAATTAGTTGCTTAACGCTTTCTAAATCAACTTCCATTTCAGAGGTTGATTTAATTAACTTCAACTCACGAAGGTGGTCAGGCCATAAATCCTCGGGCTCCTTGCCCACCATCGCCGCAACGTCCAAGGCTAAATCGGTCCAACCGTTTTGGTTAAAGGGCTTTCCCTTCATGGTAACCAAACTGTTTACTCTGGTTTGATGAAGGTGACATTTACGGGCTAAATCAGCCACTGAAGCGTAACGAGCCCTAATTGCTTTTAACAACCTGCCGTTTCTAACCGATATTTTAATGTTGAAATCTTCGCTCATTGTTTTTCTCCAGCTTGCCTTGCAGTCACTGCCTCTTGCAGAGTGTTGAACGTACCGAGGTTTACTTTTTTGCCTGCAAGGTTAATAGAAGCTCTCCATTTATTCCGCCCCTTTAAAAAGCTTACGCCTTTAACGCCGGAAGTGTTTGCCTTGCTCAGTCCGGTGTTAGCAGACTGTTCTTTTGCGGTGACTTCTCTCAGGTTCTCAATGCGGTTGTCGCATCCATCCCTGTTGATATGGTCGATAGAGTTAGGCCATTTAGGGTAATGCCCGTGATATAAAAAGAAAGCAACGCGGTGCGCGAATAACGTCTTTTGAACGCCCCGATACGCAGAAGCTCCCTTAAAATAATTACAGGTTGACCTCTTGCCTCTAAAAATCCTGTTGAAAGCTAAACGTCCACTGCGTTCTATGTTGTATTTTATAGCGGCTCCTTCAGCACTCACAAACGAGCTACCGCTCCCCGTGTCGTAAAAATCTTGTGGCGAACGTTCCCGCGCATAAATCAAACCCGTTTTGGGGTCATATTTAAATAAACGCCGCATCAACTCTAAGTTTTCCCACCAATTCATTCGTAAACCTTTCCATCGGGGGAAACTCCCCCATTTTCTGTATCGGGCAGAAAAACCAGAACAAGGCAGTTGCATTTGGGGCACGACAGGTTGGTTTCCATGACGTACTCTTCGTTGTCCTCAACGTCGTGATCCCCGCCCCAGATTAATTCTGTCCCACAGTGCCAACAGTTCATATGTCGTAACTCCTGTTTAAGTCTTCGCCTTCGATAATAAACAAACGCTCTCGGGTCCGCGTGACGGCAACGTAGAACACGCGGTGCATGTCATCGGGTCTTTCGGTCATATCCCGTTGAGCCGCTGCGCTAATGTCCGAGAACACTACAACGTTGTCGGCCTCTCCGCCTTTGGTGCCGTGGATCGTGGACACTGTTATACGGGGCGTCCCGTTAAAGCGTTCACCACGCCGAAGCAGCGCGATTATATATGCCCTATCTTTTTCTGGCAGGCGGTCCATAGCTTCATGCCAAAGCATTTTTTCTGTTGCGAGTAGCCCGTGGTTAACATTTAGGTCTTGCATGTTAACCGTCTCGGCGTCTTCCAAACCTTTGATGCGCTTGAAGCCCTTTTTAATTCTTTGGTTGGCACCGGACGCGGACATATACTCATAGATGTTTCGCGCTGTTTGTCCTGTAACGCTTTCGCCTTTACGCAGTTGCTCCCACCCGTTTACCGCGTCACTGATCTTAGCGGAGATGGACCGCGATCCGCGATATTCGAACAGGTATCCGAAGGACTTCAGGTATTGCGCCACGGGTTCTAGCATATATCCGGCTTGCGCCATTATGAGCCAAGAGCCTTCTGACAGGTCAATGTCCATGATATCTCTGTAGTATCCTACTTCGCCCATTTCTTGTCGGGGTTCGTAGTTCTTTACGACGCGCCGTTGAATGCGTTTGACTATGCCTTCTGCTACTTTGTGTACGCTATATGGAATGCGGTAGGATTGGCTTAGTGTATCTGATCCGCCGTCGAGGTTTATGAAGGTGTCCACGTCGGCTCCGGCCCAGCGGTAGATAGCTTGGTCATCGTCGCCCGCGACATACATACGTTTGGATCGTTCATCTAACAGGCTGGCGATATCCCACTGCATTGGAGAGAGGTCTTGCGCCTCATCCACAAAGCACATGTCAAAGTGTGGGCAGAAGTTAGAGCCTTCCTTTACGAAGTTCTCCAGCATGTCTGTAAAGTCAAATTTGTGCCGAACCTGTTTGTATCGCTCAACGCAGCCATTGACGTAATTTATCTCGCTCCACGTAAGGTGTGTGTTGCTCATGTCGTATTGTTTACGCAGAGGCACTTTTCTAAGCCGCGCCAGATTTATCAAACCCAGAATTGGATCAGACGCTTTCATCATGTCTGGCAGATCGTCATCAAAATTAACGCTTTTGGTGGTTACAAGATGTACGCCCATACCCTCAGATAGTTCACGGTAATCAGACGGCTGCATTACTTGTTCGGGGCTTATGTCCGACAGTGACAACGCTAGGCTGTGGATAGTGCGAAAGAAGTATAGGTCCTTTTTAGGGTCCAGCTTAAACCGTGCAGCGGCGCGTTCTTTAGCTTCTTCCGCGGCTTTTCTGGTGAAGGCTAAGAAAGCAATTTTGGTTGGCTCTACTCCGCTTTGCAGAGCGTCATCAATCTTATTCAGTAGTGTTGTTGTCTTCCCCGTCCCCGGAGGTCCGAATATCCGATACATTGTTTGTCTCCCGAGTATATATCTGATGGACGCGTTGCTTGGTTATTCCAAACCACTTAGCAACGGCTGTCTTGGTTACGCGCTGTTCGTCAATTAAACGAACGATTTCTTTGTTACGCATTTTTTTAAGCACGTTGTCTGTCAAAACGGGCTCTCCTTTACTTGAAACTGTGGTGTACTTAATTCTATATCACCGTTTTCAAATGCTGGCACCTTCCATAGACGTACCACGCGACCTTTTATTCTAAGCAAGCAGCTTTCTCCTGTCACCTCGCGCAGACGCTGGGCAATCTTGTGGGACTTGTATTCAAAGAACTTGTTCTTCTTTAAAAACCCTTCGAAGTC